AATATTTCCCATTCGCTTGTGAGCAAACCCGAGCTTGTAGTAACTATACCAAACTTCTTGGTCCCATCCACCAATTTTAATGCGCTTTTCATAATTCTCAATTGCCTTTTCATTGTTACCTAAATCCAAGTAACTGTTGGCAAGATAGAAGTGATAACGGTCGTGATTCGGCTCCAGAGCAATCGCGCCCTCAAGCAATCGTATATCGCGCTCAAACTTGTCACTCTTACAACCTCCATCGCCTAGATCACTTATAAATAGGTCATTTTTTCCAAATGTTTTTGATTTTGTTCCACTTGGTGAAGATACATACTCATGAGTAACTCCTACATAATGAAATGATCCATTGTTTTTAAGGATGCGAACATTTTGATAATAAAAATTATCATTTCCTTGAAGAACATTAAAAAGATCATGTTCGCGTAACATCTCCTTATTAAAACTTCTAACTTCTAATATCATATCAGCATCCAACAGTAATACATAGTCCGACAAACCCAAACAACTTTGAAGAGCAAAATTACGATTGTATGCGAAATCCTTGAATGGCTCGGTAACAACAACTCCTTTGATATTTTTACTATCGAAATATTGCTTGATTATGTTAACGGTATCATCTGTGGAACCAGTATCACAAATACAATATGTATCAATAATTGACAACACAGAGTCGAACAATCTGGTGATAATTTTACTTTCATTTTTCACAATCATATTTAAACACAGCGTTGGCACATAATTCTCATCTTCTTTTAGCTTCAACTCCATAATTACTAATAATTATATTCTGTTTAAATTATTATTATAATAAATTATATTGTATAAGTATAGTATGGCATGCACACGATTTTATTATGATCCTTGTAGGACAAAGAAACAGTTACAACAATCAACTGACCCTGGAAGGTGGATTTTGAATGTGCCTGGGAATGGTTCAAACCCGTGTTATATAGAAGACCCTCAAATTATTATTCAAAAATGGGGTGCTAATTTGAGAACAAATACTATCAATTTGGAGAGTGATCTATTGAGTGTAAATCGGCAGATAGGAAGAGATTGTTTAGGAAAAGACAATTACAAGAGTTATAACGTCCCAAATGAACCCATACAATATCCCACATGCGCAAATCTGTTCACAGAACAATCCAGAGCGATTGCTCCGGCGTGGATGGTTCGAGACAAAGAACAAGTTGACTGGTATTACCCTCCATTGAATCCACAGGAAAATACATGTATGTCATTCTCAAATAACTTGAATACACGAATTTTAGAAAAGGATTATTTCACTCCAAAGAGAGATTGTGTAATCAACGAGACAAATAATCTATTGCCTACAAGTTTTATTTTGGTGAAGGGAGGTTTGAATAATACATGTACCCAAACGAACTCTTGTGGCTTTAATTCTTGAACTATATATTTTTATGACATCGTTGTAAATTAAAAATATAATACTTTATATATATTATGGAATTAGCCATCCCTTTAATAGCATTAGGAGGAATGTATGTTGTATCAAATCAAAAAAGTAAGTCTAATGATATGAGAGAAAAATTTACAAATATGGGAAAACAGGTTAACTATTTACCAAACACAGTTATACCTCCTCAAAACTTTCCAGTGTCTAATATAAATCAACTAATTGACACTGTCCAGGAATACCCAAACCCCAATGCCGCAACTGATAAATACTTTGATCAGAATAAGTTTGAGCAACAAGTTCGCAAAGGGGAGCCAGTGGGCCAAAACCCACAACAGATTTATTCATTGACCGGCAATTATCTCGATTCGCAGCAGTTTAAACATAATAATATGGTCCCGTTTAATGGAGGCAAAGTCAAAGGGAACACTCACAATACAAATATTGCCGAAACTGTCTTGGATAATATGATTGGAAGTGGATCGCAAATTATTAAAAAAATAGAGCAGGCGCCTTTATTCAAGCCTGAAGCGAATATGAATTGGGCATATGGAGCTCCCAATCAAAGCGATTTTTTTCAATCTCGTGTGAATCCTGCTATGAAAAATAACAATGTGAAACCTTTTGATACGGAGTATGTAGGTCCAGGATTAAATCAAGGATATGGAACAAGCGGAAGTGGTGGATATAATTCGGGTATGGAGGCGCGCGATAAGTGGTTACCCAAGACAGTAGATGAGCTTCGTGTAGATACAAACCCGAGACTTGAATATGAGCTCATTAATCACGAAGGTCCGGCGAATGCTCAAATTAAAAATTTAGGAAAAATTGGACGTGTTGAAAAGCAAGGCCCCGATACATTCTTTATTAATTCTCAAGATCGTTGGTTGACTACTACAGGAGCAGAGAAAGGTGAGACATTACGCCCCATTCAGGAAATGGGAATTTTGCGCCGTAATGATATTGTAACCGATTATGCTGGACCCGCCGGACCTGCCGATAGAAAGGCTGCTTATGCCCCTGAAAATTTTGAAGTGAGCAAGCGTCACCAACTACCAGCGTGTGATGTTACCCATTCGAGAGCAGTTGGACGCGGACCAACCACTGATGGTGAGAATTTTCTTCGCAGTCACACAAATTATAATAATCATCGTTCGACGATTAAGCAACCCGACACTTTGAGGAGTGGATTCAGTGGGGCCATTGGCGCTGTCATAGCTCCATTCATGGATATATTACGTCCATCTCGCAAAGAGGAAACCGTTAACAATGTTCGCATTTACGGTGAAGCTGGATCTAATGTCCCTCAAAGCTATGTTATCAATATGAATGATACAACACCGACGACAATTAAGGAAACAACTCTTTACTCTCCCGAGTTTAATATTAACAACCAAAAGGAAAGTATTTATGTTAACAACTATAAACCTATGGATTTAACGCAAAGGGATACAACCAGTTGTGATTACATAGGAACATCCGGAGGACATGGCACCCAATATGGCGATGTCTTGTATGATGCGGCATACAGACAACACAATAATGATATAAAGTCTGCGACAATTGATAATCGTCCAAATCAAGGAGGAACACAGATATTTAACACGCAAATGAATGTAAATATTGCTCGTCAAGATAGCGATAGGTTCAATTATCGTGTGAGTGCTCCTTCATCTGTTGTTCCAATGCCCCCGTCGAAAGAAGTGTACGGAAAACAGAACGGTCGTCAAATGTATGATGAAAATATCAACTGTGCTCGCATAGATGGCGATTTATTACAAGCATTCCGGTCGAATCCGTATACGCATTCATTGACAACTTCTGTCTAAACCCACCTTTACACCTTTGCGCATTTGAAATGCGCAAAGTAACCGGTCCATTCTCACTCATTACTGCCCATTTTTCCAAGTGAAAATGGGCGTTTTGAATGAGAAATGGTGTAAAAAAGGTGGAGCCAAACCAAATCCTCTCTCATCGCGCAGCAACATGAAAGTAATGGGTTACCCCGTGGATTTGGCACCACTCAACCTTTGGAAAAGGGTTTAAGCGAAGCAAAAACCAAATCTCCCTTTTGGGAGGGGGCTTACCCCCGTGAAAAGTGGAAGAATGCGTTAAAAACATATTTAAAAACAACTCATATATAATAACAAGTTCTATAATGTTATTACATATTCATCAAACTATAAAAGACAAATTAGAATACTTCCAAAATAAACATAAAATACCAAATATTATATTTCATGGACCATCAGGGTCTGGCAAACGAACTATCGTGAATGAGTTTATACACAACATATACGACCACGATAGAGAAAAAATAAAGTCGTTAGTCATGTATGTAAATTGTGCTCATGGTAAGGGTATTAAATTTATACGCGACGAATTAAAATTCTTTGCCAAGACACACATAAATTCAAACGGTGGTGATATTTTCAAAAGTATTATTTTACTCAATGCGGACAAACTTACAATGGATGCCCAATCGGCACTGCGTAGATGTATTGAATTGTTTAGTCATAACACCCGTTTTTTTATTGTTGTAGAAGATAAATATAACTTGTTAAAGCCAATTTTATCGAGATTTTGTGAAATTTATGTTCCGGAACCAACCCATAATGGAAAGGCGATTAACCTTTACAAGTATAATCTAGATGAGACATTTAAAATGAACAATATAAATATAACTCGTCTGGATAAACTGAAAAAGGAAATTGTAAAATCAGTAAACAAAGATACCAATGTTGATGACTTGATGACATTCTGTTCAAAGTTATATGAAAAGGGGTATAGTGGTTTAGACATTTTAAAATTACTTGATAATCCACAATTTGGTTTAGCAATCGAACGGAGATATGAATTATTAATAGCATTTCATCGTGTTCGAAAGGAATTTAGAAATGAAAAAATATTAATGTTATTTATTTTAAATTTTGTATTTATAAGTTTAGAACTGTCTTTAGAAAATATTTCATTTATGTAACATGGACGATTTTGACGTAGCCACGTTACATGAAAGTAGAAATGAATGGTCTGCTCGATTAATTACAATTTTAACCCCACTCATAATTGATGGTTATAAATCTATTATTGATGAAGCGATCAAATTATGTAAGGAAAATGGTGAGTTGGATAAATATTTGATGACATTTCAAAATTTCGTTTCCAGGATCCCAAAGTGGAATAACACCATTATAGAAACAGAACGAAAGAGAATCTGTGATAAAAGTGGCTGTATGTATTTAGAAGATTTAGTTACTTGTGTCCATATTATCCAACTTAAAATGTTAACAGCAGTTAGAGTTGGACAAAAACAGAAAAAGATTGATATCAATGTGCCCAAATTGGATGATTTTATTCACAAGGTTTACATTAGTGTAGCGAGAAAGGTATACAAAAACGTATACTTATTCGAGCAGGGAATTCCGCCACTTCAAATACAAAAACATAATCGTGAACTTGAAATCATTGTTCAAGAGTGTATTTTGAATACTGTGAGAGAAAGTATCCCAGTGGAAGCGATCTTGAAAGAATATATGCAGGATGAATCAGTTGAAGAAGAGGTAACGGAAGAGATTAAAGAAGAGGTGATTGAGCCTGATCATGAGGGTGAACCAACGAAGGAATTAAAGACTGAACAAGTTATTAAACCCGTGTCTTTAGTTCAAACAAACGATGAACCCACAACTAAACTCTCCTTTGATGATATGGATTATGTAAAGGACTCGAATAATAATGTAACTCCTGTTAGTGCTCCTAAAACGGTTGAGTTTTTAACAGAGTTGAGTGAAAAACGTGCTAAGGAGAAGGCAGAAGAAGATGATGACGATAAAATATCGATTTTGCCCGATTCATTTGATCTTACTGAATTAGACGTACATGAGATTAGTGAACCTAAAATTAAATTTCCAGAATTGAATGAAGAAATTGAGTTTGAGTTATTGGAGTAAATGCGTAAAATATGAAATAAGAATGTTTATGGGTATTGTAAATGGACAATATGTTTTTTATAGCAGGGATAATTTCGGTTGTATTTTTAATAGCAAAATTTGTTGAAATGCGATTTATTGATAAGGAGAGTAAACCACTCAAATTATTAATACGTGATGCGCTGTTGGTTTATTTTAGTGTTGTTTTTGGAATTTTTGTCATGGAACAGTTGAAGCCAATGAGCGGCGAAGGCCAGGTTTCTCCCCAAGTGTTCACGGATAATCCAGAGTTTTAGAGATAATTAGTATAATATAAATTTAATATTTTATACTAATAAATAGATTTATCGTCCTGTCCATACCTTCACAATCGGTTTGGGTATTTTATTGCGTTTTAAATCTGTTTCATATTTATCATAAGTATACCCCCAAGTTTGATATGACATTATATTTCCAAATAGCGATTTTAGCCTAACAACTTCTTTACATTCTTTACAGAATATGGCTCCAAATATTCTCTCAAGTGAGCATCTATCAGCCCTACATTTGACGGCCTGAATCATATTTGAAATTCCATATTTTCTTTCAAGTGATTGTAAAAACTTGTGATTAATAAAGCTTTGAACACCAAAACAACCATTCCATTTATCTTGATTTAGGTGAAACTTTGTCTCAAAATCATTTGCTAACATTTTTTTGATCATATAACCATTTTGTAATTTATTTGCTATACGTAATGTGTTGGGTCTATTTTCTTTATCAGATTCAAATGACCACAATGGTAATACTCTAAGGCCTATCATTCGTTCAAAGTTGAAACGCCTGTGAAAAAATACACTGTCATGTATTATAACTGCATTTTCAAACCATTTGTTTTTTTCATAATAATAATATGGGAGTAGTTCCCCACGACCACAAAATTCTGATTGAATGATCTCCACATTAGTATAATCATTTTCCGCACTTAAAAACTCAGGTTTACTGTTGTCATCTATGATAATAATCTTCTTGTATGGATAAAAACGTCGTATACAACGAATGGAATTATTCCAGTACTTGTTTGTCTTTGCTGAATTTACATGTCTTGTTATTATAAATCCATAGTTATCCATCTAATTGAACAAAATATTATATTTTTGAACAGGTTGATTTGGCTCAAACCCATGGCAAAACCCCAACTTTCATTACTTTGTGAAAAAGTAGATTTTATTACAATATGCTAAATGTATCATTAGTATATTGTATTACACACACACAGGAATCTTATCAATATCGACAACGTCTCCTTTGAATTTTCCGTTAAACTCAAATGCTTTAAACTCAGGTCTTTCCAATTGTAAATTGGGTGTGTGATTATGAACACATCGAGCAATCATCTTGTATAGCTTGAAATCAGGATATCGTTCGATCCCGTTATTCTTATATAGCAGATTACAACCATTGTCATCAAGACACCACTCATATATCAGTTTATTCACAGGACTTTTGGGTTTTGTTTGTTTCGAATCATCAACAACGTAATCATAAATGGAACAAGCTAGTCTACATAAATCAAAACTAAAATTGGGTTCTAGTCGGGGTTTTTTATCATTAAAAAATGGTTCCGTATTGTATTGTGTCGCCGCATCACCACCTATCTTGAAACTGTCGCTACAAAATATCTTCCCATTCACTTTATAAATACTTCGTCCAAAATCAATAATTTTGAATATTCGACCAAATGTTGGCACCTTATAATATTTCTTCTTATATAAATAATAAATAAACTTCTTGTCCGTTTGATTATACATTACATTATTCGTATGAAGATCATTATGAGTAAACGAAAATGACTTTTGGTAAGTGATTAAAATCATTATAATTTGCATCAAAGCGGAAAACCACTCATCATCGGTTAATTCATTGTTTAAAATAAGATCATCAAATGTATTTTCACAATTTTCCATACAAATTACCTGAACAGGAAACTTTGGTATCGTAGCTTCAATTACTTCTTCCGCATATGATGATTCATCACTCCATTCTGTATCGCTGTCTTTTTCATTTTCACTATCATTTTCGTTTTCTTCATCATCATCGCCATCATCGTCTTGTTCATCCTCATCATTTGTATGAGATGATGTTGATGAACAGCTTGAACTACTTCTTAGTGTAGTTATTTTAATATCATTCTCATAAGAAATATCATTCAACTGAACAACTGTCATCATATCATTTGCTAAACTTTCAATCATTTCACTTGCGGATGTATTTTTATCATCAAACATATTTTCAAATATTCCATCATTTAAGGATTTTAATGAAATACAAGATCCCACACTAGTATTATGTTGAATTTGAATTGGCTTCAACTTCGCATCATCCTTATTGTCGGGCTCAAATAAATGATCATAGTCATCTACTTTATACAGAATATTTCTGTTTTTTTTGAAGAATGAAGACTCATTTAAAAAATCGATGTCGTCAAAAATATTTAACTTAAAGTCATTTTTAATAGAAAGAAATGAACCATAATAATCAACACCATTTATGAACCCATGCTCATGTAACAGAAAATTTGTTACATACAAAAATAATCCATCTACATATGCTGAATTATTTACATCTACATATTTAGGGTTGATATTTGTTTCCGTTGATGTGTTATCTGGCAGCGTCAATAAGTTCGGGTCATTTGTATTATATTTACCGATCAAGTATTTGAATGGGTCTAATAATGGTGCCATTTTGAAAAATATGTCAACGTTTGTTTGTTCTTTTTCTTTTTCCTTTTCTATGCTTTTAATACAACATTTGTATGTGTTTTGATTCTTGTTCTTAATATTAGAAATATACCATTTGTGATTTAAGTTTATACTGTTGTAATTAGTGTCATTCAAGGAAAAGAACCGGTTATAAATCGGAATATAATTTTGGGTTTTAGAGAGAAGTAGCGAACCTTCTAAACTTTTAAAAAGTTCAGTGTTCTTTCTCTTTTGATAGTTTACAACTAATGCCATTAGCTATTTAAAATATAAATTTTATGTGTTTTTAAACTTATATTTGTTTAGTTGCGTTAAAGTATCAAAAATATAATTTATTGTTCTATTACCAATGGCGTCGCTAGAATTGAAAAAATTCGATATGAAAAATATCAGTTTTAAACCAAATGAATCAAAAGGCCCCGTCGTTGTTCTTATTGGTCGTCGTGACACAGGTAAGAGTTTCCTTGTTCGTGATCTACTATATTATCATCAAGAAATACCACTTGGAACTGTCATATCTGGAACCGAAGAAGGTAATGGGTTTTATGGAAAAATGGTACCCAAGTTGTTCATTCACAATGAATACAATACTGCTATTATTGAAAATATTTTAAAGCGGCAAAAAACCGTCTTGAAACAAATCAAAAAAGAAATAGAAACATATAAACGAAGCACAATAGACCCGCGAGCCTTCGTTATTTTGGATGATTGCTTGTATGATGATTCATGGTCTAGAGATAAAATGATGCGTCTCCTGTTCATGAACGGGAGACACTGGAAGATTATGCTAATCATAACTATGCAATACCCGCTAGGAGTTCCACCTGTATTAAGGACTAATATTGATTACGTTTTTATTTTGCGAGAGCCATACATAGCAAATCGAAAGCGTATTTATGATAATTACGCAGGAATGTTTCCCACATTTGAGTCTTTTTGTCAAGTCATGGACCAATGCACTGAGAATTATGAGTGTCTTGTGATAAATAACAACTCAAAATCGAACAAGTTACAGGATCAGGTATTCTGGTATAAGGCTGATAACCATAATGACTTTAAATTAGGATCAAAAGAGTTCTGGGAATTATCCAAAGGTTTCAACTCAGATGAAGAAGATGAGAAATATGACCCTGGAAATGCGAAAAAGCGAGGTTCTGGACCCAAAATTAATGTAAAAAAGGCGACTAAATGGTAATCATAGCCTTTTCCAAAAAGTTTAACCAAAATGTTGTCACTGTTATGGTAACACAATATTGCTGCCCTTTGAGGAAGGACAAAATCTTGCTTTAGGTGCACCTAAAGCAAAAAAAAACACATGGAGGTCATAACAAATTATATAATATTCGCGTAAAAATAACTTAAATAAAGGGTGTATTATATAGTATAACAACCATGGATATAGTTAAAGCGTTTAATTCAAATGAATTACATACTGAAATCGTTATAAAGGGAACATATGACAGCCCGTTATTTCGTGCTAGTGATGTAGGGGTTGTATTAGAAATTAGTAATATTAGAACATCAATTCAATTATTTAATGATACTGAAAAGGTAGTCCATAATATGGACACCCTTGGAGGAACCCAAGACGTGACTTTCCTAACGGAAAAGGGCCTATACAAGGTGTTGTTCAAATCAAGAAAACCAATCGCGGAAAAATTCCAAAATTGGGTTTGTGAGATAATTAAGGAAATTCGTTTATCTGGAAAATACGAGTTAGAAAAACAATTAGAACAAAAGGACAATATTATCATGGAAATTCAAGAAACCGCAGAGAAAGATAAAGAGAAACACAAAAAAGTAGTTGAACAGGCCATTGTGTCACAGTTTCCCAAGAATACCGAATGTGTATATTTTGGGACCATTGATAATGTTGGACAAGGCGAGAAACTCATAAAATTTGGCCAGACTAATGATTTGCAGTCGCGCGTATACAATCACCATGGTAATTTCAATAATTTTCGCCTTGTAAACGCATTCAAAGTCCAAAATAAGGTTGAAATTGAGAATTTAGTTAAGCAACATCCCAAGATTAAGAAACAGCTTCGTCAACTTACAGTTTGCGATAAAGTATACAAGGAAATCATTGCGTACGATGATACAAAATTCACAATTGATAAATTGGCGTATTATATCAAGGAGGTTATCCAGAGCAAACAATACAGCATTGACAATTTTAATATTTTGATGAAACGCAATGAACAACTGGAAGAAGAATTGGCGGCGGCGCATGTGAAAATTGACGAACTCACTTCGTCTCGCGTGAAGAATTTGATTATGATTGATGAGATGAAAACTAAGATTGAGCAACAACAAACACAAATTCAACTTTTTCAGCAGGAACCTCAAGGCTCAATTGTTGAAGAAGATGAACAGACGAAGCGGTTCAACCAATTTATCGAGCAGTGTTGTATAGTTCACAAGGATGTTGAGGATTCGTCTACTGTTTTGGAAGGTCAATTTCGGATTTGGAATAAGGTCAAACCAACCAAGGAATTTTTTCATTTATTCAAACAGTATTTGGATACGCGATTTCGCCCCAAGCGATTACAAAAGCAGGATAAGAATCAAATTGTTCATGGATATACCGGTGTAAAATTGCGAATAATTGACTATAAGCGCGTTCGTGATGTTACATGCGATGTGGAGACATTCATTTTTAACGTTTGTCGTTTTTCGCCATGTGGAAAGATATTGAACTCTACATTGCTGAATGAGTATGAACGATGGAAAAAGAAGTTGAATAAGGATATATTGCCAGATGATATTAAGGCAATAAAAGAGTATTTAAATTCATCATCATATGTCCAAAAGGGGACTGTTTGGATCAACAATATATCGAATGAAGGTTATTATGGATTATCGCTTCGCGAAGATGATGAATATGAATATAAGGTGACATCGAGCACAGGCAAGAAGGTGAATAAGATGTGCCTGAAAACAAATCAAGTGCTGAATTCGTGGGCAACAATTGCTAAAGCGGCAACAGCAGAGAATATATCGGCAGCAAAGATGAGTAGAAGTATAAAAAATAAAATTATTTATAATGATTATTTTTATACAGCGTAATCATTATACATCGTAATCAAAATATTGTTGGGAATTATCACTATATCCGGGCGCCTGTTTACCAATTCGCTTGGTAAAATAATACCAATGATCCTTTGCTTGTAATCGTTTCCATACTTGGTCGTTCGCATAAATCCAGTGTTGTTTCGTTTGATCCAGTAACGGCATTGCCCACTCATATAGATCTATCAATACATTGTAATAATGTTTATTGACTAGATAGCCAGAAGCAGTTTGTGCTTCCTTGACTTTATTTATAAAGCCATATTCAGTATCTTCAAATCGATTCAAATTGTATGATAGCATTAATACATCAAAATGTAATTTCAAATCAAAAAACGAAGATAGATTTTGTTCGAATTGTTCCTTCGATACCAAAAACGTAAAATCATCTTCCAAAATAAGCACATTCTCGTAGTTGTTTTCCTTTGCTAATTTCAAAACAGCCAAATGAGACAATCCACAGCCATGTATGCCAAAACCATGGGTTTCAATTGCTTCAAATCGTTCGTATTTCAGGCCAAATTCGTCGAGCTCCTTTTCAATTTGTTCTCTTCGATCAGTTCGTTTATTCAAATTAATATAGTATATTTTATCTATATTGTGAGACATATAATTGTAAATGAAATACTAATCTTTAATATATTATTTACACCTTTGAATATTTAGAGCAATGCGCACAAAAATACAAAAAATAATATAATAAATAATATTTTTTCACTTGTATGTATTGTTATACAATGAGGATTACACCTTTTTCTAATCCCTACACCTTACCCTCTTTTTTTCATCTATTTGCAAAGTCCCACGAAATATAACTTCGTGTTTACAATAACACCAACCATCATCTTCTAGTTCTTGTATTTCATAATCCTCTACAAATAATTTGTTACGCAAATTATTCCTAATATGTTTTGGAATTCCTCTAGATAAATCTGTAATACGCGAATAATAACAATCATATAACTGATAGTCGAATGTTTTTACATTTATACCCACCTCTTCATTATAATCTTCAAAGATGGGTTTGATATCGCTCTCTGCGGTTGCTTCTCCCCATCTATAGTATGTTGCATGTGTGAGAGAATGATCCCCGTTTATGTAAGTAGTAAACTTGACAACATTCTTTGTAAGCATCGGTTCTATTTTCCAAAGCATTTTATTATAGTATTTTTATTTTTACAATTAGTATTATACAATCAATTTTTTATTATACACCTTTGAAGAAATACTATTACATTATTGAAGAAAATGATGTATTAGGGTTCTTGATAACGTTGGGCATTATCACTATACCCAGGTGCCTGTTTTCCAATACGCTTGGTAAAATAATACCAACTGTCCTTTGCTTGTAATCGTTTCCACACTTGGTCATTACAATAAATCCAATGTTGTTTCGTTTGGTCGAGTAACGGCATTGCCCACTCATACAGATCTATCAATATATCATAATATTTTTTATTAACTAGATAAGCATCGGCACCTTGAGCATCCTTAACTTTATTGATGAACCCATATTCAGTATCTTCATATTGGTTCAAATAGTTGGATAGCATTAATACATCAAAAGGCAAATTCAAATCAAAAAAAGATGTCAGTTGTTGTTCGAATTCATCCTTAGATACCAAAAATGTAAAATCATCTTCCAAAATAAGGACATTTTCGTAGTTGTTTTCCTTGGCTAGTTTGAGAACAGCCAAATGAGACAACCCACATCCATGTATACCAAAACCATGTGTTTCAATTGCTTCAAATCTTTCATATTTCAGCCCAAATTCGTTGAGCTCCTTTTCAATCTGTTCTCTTCGATCAGCTCGTTTTTTCAAATTAATATAGTATATTTTATCTATATTGTGAGACATATAATTGTAAATAAAATAATAGTCTTTAATATTTTATTTATAAATATAACTATTGGTTGGATAATTCGAAATTACTTTTTTGTGGCAAAAGGTCCACTGATTAGTTCACTCTGTCCATTGTCAGTCTTACCAACAACAATATTTTCACCTTCGAACAACTCCATACGAATATCTGCCGCAGAAATTGTATCCTTTTCTTTAATTGTTCCCTCCTGTGTGTTGATATTGTTGACGCCTACCAAATTGCCCTTATCGTCAATAGATTGGGTCAGCATATTACCAGTCTTTTCAGCATTCTTGATGTTCTCTTCAATTGCCTTTTGTTTGCTCTCCTTTACACGTTGTTCAAACGCATGCTTCGCATTTGCCTCGTTCTTCGTCTTCTCATGCATCAGCTGGTTCAACTCCTCTTCCATATATTCCACGCGCCCCGTTTTATAAGCCTCCGGATCCCATGGCATCCATAGTCCCACCGGACCAACGAATACATCGTGATTGGGATCAAGCTCCCTCAACATCTTACACCTCAGCTCCGCCTCTTCTATGGTTGGGTACGAACCGCGGATTTTTAATCCCCTTGTACAAGTCTGGAAATTGGATGCGATGCCGAAGGATTTCTCAAGTTCGTCCTCATTATTATCAAGATACGTTTTATATTCATCTGTCATGTTGGTTGAAACTAAATTTTCCTTCTCATCCTTGACAAAATCCTTGAAATCATTAGATAAATCATCAAAAGAAACATTATACTTGAAAGAAACGAAATTTAAAAATTGGACAAACTTTTCCATTGATTTATTGAATTCCCATTTCTTTAGGAATTGTTCAAAGCAATATACTTCCTTCTGCTTTAGCACCTTTTCAGGCGAAACAAATGACACACACACAAATTTTTGTCCGGCGATTGCTTTATCTTCTTCTAACAAGTCAACATATTTACTATTGGGTTTTCCATCAACCACTTTTCTCTCAAAACCACCCTTCTTCGTTGCCTTTTCTTTAGAGCGACTCATTTTAATTAGTTTAGGTATTTTATTTTAAGTTTTTTATCGCACAATATATATTTTTTTCTTTTTATTTAATATAATGAACAGTCTGATCAACGTTGCTGAACTTGTTAGAAGGATAATTAAATATCTTGTGGAAGGTCTTATGGTCGCTATTGCGGCGTATGCCATTCCTAAACGTTCTCTGAATATTGAGGAAATTGTTTTAATCGCCTTAACTGCCGCCGCCACATTTAGCATACTTGACACTTATGTGCCGACAATGGGGGTTACTGCCAGGTCGGGAGCCGGATTTGGTATTGGGGCCAATTTAGTAAAATTCCCCGGAGGTTTCTAAGCATATTATGATATGATTAAGGATATTAAAATACCAACTACTTATTGAAATATTACAATATATATAAAATATTGTAATATTGTATATGAAGCGAAATACATTACGTAATAAAACAAGAATAAAGCGACGAAAACAAAATAAGAAAACTAGAAGGATAAGAAGAATGAGAGGAGGTTTTATAGATGACCAAAAAAGTGTTGATTTCAACCCTAATCTTGCGTATGACGCAAAACAAATGGGGGGTATAGGCCAAATGGGGGGTATAGGCCAAATGGGGGGGCAAAATCTTGGAGCTGGTTGCCCTGACCCTAATTTTTCCATTTATAACACAAATGAATTAAGTTTGTTTCCATATAGACCAACTTAGGATTCTTTTTCTTCTTTTATTGTTATTTCATTATACAACCAAACTTCTGTGCCTACTATATCCCACCTTGCTTTGCCAAAATCATCCAAATTATCATTTTCATCCCAATATTCTTGTATTTTGTCTTTCATTTTTGTTGTCATACCTTTGGAAAATTCAAGTTCTGTCCAGTTAGAATCATTCAAGTTATATTCTAATTTACCATTTGAATATTCATCTTTAAAAAGGTCTAATATATTTATACCATCCGGATTATACAATGGAATGTTTGGTTTCTCTGGACATTCAATAAATATTTCTCCCCATCGCCATCCATGAAGAGCTTTTACTTCACGTTTTCCATCTGACCAAATATCACACTCTACAATACTTTTCGTATTTGCTGGTTGAATAATCCATGTTTTTGCCATAAAAAATATTGATTTTTATCTTTATATAGATTGTTTTTATTATATTTATCTCACACCCAATTTGCCATAAATCCAAAGTTCGGTTGATTCAATTGTCCAACCATCATTGCTCAAACTATCCTCTGTTTCCCATATATCGTATATTTGGTCCTTTAATTTACTTCTCATATCTTTTGGATATTCTACAACAACACTGTCATAACAATCAAACAATTTATGTTGTATAGTATCATTCTTATATTCATTTTTAAAATGAGATAAAATATTAATCCCATCGGGGTTATTTACGTTGATTTCCGGATAAGTTGGGCTATCAATGTATACTTCAGCCCATCGCCAATAACGAGCACTTGTTACCATATAATCCCCTTTTGTCCAAATATCATAGCTGACGACCTTTTTAATTGTTATTGGTTCAATTATCCACATTTTATATTTGTGTGTGAGAAATTTATTTCATTCATTTTTTTTAAAACGAAGGATCAAAGGGTGGGGAAAAACTCCCAATCTAGCTCTTCACAAATTTGTTTCCAAATTGTATCCTGTTCAATTCGTTTCTCTTGATCCTTCAAGAGAGGAAAGTGTTCCAGATATTGGTCTTCGCCCAACAGTTCACATAGTTTATATGCTGTATAATAATAGTTTAAAAAGTTGACACGATCATTTGGACAAAATTTAGAATATGGTGACTGTAATTCAATAAATAAATTACACAATGTATCTTCTAATTCCGGTGACATTATTGGAGGTTTTATCCCCAACTTATCTTTTATAAATGGAATATGCTCATAGTATTTATTATATCCAAGCTTTTTAAGAATTTCCTTTGTCTTGTTATTGGTAATTTGGTTCAGCTCAATCCTCTCCTTTTTAATTTGAAGTTTTATATTTTCAATAACATCTGGGGGTATTTGTGTTGTTTCTTTACCTTGAAATTGCGCAAGGATTTCTTTAAAATGATTGATTCGCTTGTAGGCATAAAAACAAACCTCCTTGGGTGGTTCTTTATATGAAGGCTTTTCATTTTCAATTAAATATGGCACATTTCGCGCACATAAATTACATATCAAGATACCCTCATCTTCTTGTGGTATTAATTCACCTTTGAAACAATATTTACATATGTCTGTTGGGCAAACAAATGAGTTTACATTAATAAATGTATCATCAATATTACTTAAATACTGTTGGACAATATTATTCTTTTTATCGTCTTGATTCGCAAGGGATTCATCATCTTTTATCTTAAAAAAAGAATTGAGTATTTGACTTTTATTAGTTGGAACATTTGAACCTGTTGATATATTTTTTTTATTCTCAAAATAATCAAATATAAATTTGGAATTATCCAGAAAATAGTCTCTTTTCTTATTTTTACAATCCTTTATACTTTGGGTTATTTCGCGAATACGTTCCTCTGTCTCAATTCGTTGTTCAACAGTGAGCTCAGTTATTAGAAATTCACGTAATTTAGTTCGTTCCTGTTTTAAATTGGGTATTGTATATTCATCATCCTTAGAAAAGTCATTTAGAAATTCCATGTGTTTGCTGTCAAGTGTTACCGCATTTTTTTTGTTATAGCTAATCTTTTTTGTAGTTTTATGTTTAAATGGCATTTAAATAAAATAGTATTTATTATTTAACTGATTATTGAGATAAAATATATTATCCTTCCACCTTTAGAAAATCCACCTTTAAAAAAGGTGGAGCCAAAAACCCAACAGGTTTTGTTCTCTACTGGAAAAAATCCTAATAAATTATGATACTTATATGAAAATAGCTACGCTTTTGACTCCACCTTTTTCTAAAAGTGGATGTGGAAAGGATGAGTTAAATTGAACTAATAGTTTTCTTGTTTTTTATTAGATGCCAGAGTTCAAAATTGATATTACTAGCTATTTAGAAAACGACAACTTAAAAATAGATACATTACAATTCCAGAAAATGGTTTTGTTGTTCAACGCAATAGAGGATGGTTGGTCTCTAAAAAAACGTGATGGTTCTTATGTATTCACAAAAAACCACGAAGGAAGAAAAGAGATTTTACACGACGATTATTTACTTGCTTTTATGAAGAATAACCTTAACGTAAAAAATGTATTATGATCCACTTTTCTCTTGCTTCGCTGAAACTTCTCACGAAGTAATGAAGACTTCGTGAAAAAATGTGGGTTTATAAAAGAGGGTCCGGCAAAATAATTGAAATGATAATTAGTCTTGAGTGATATTCAATACGAATTAAATGGACCCTACTTGTAACATCTGCGCAGAACCATTTGACGCAAAGAGGCGACCCGTCAACTGTGAATATTGTAAACTTGAAGCATGTGTAACCTGTTGTCAAACATATTTGTTATCCACGAATGTCCAGGGTTGTATGAATACCAAATGTGCCGGAGAGTGGTCGAGAAATTTTATAAATAAACATTTCTCAGCAACATACATAAACAAAACCTTAAGGGACCACAAGCAAAATGTCTTGTTTCAACAAGAGCTTGCATTAATGCCACAAACCCAAATAGTTATTGAGGATAGGCTACGACGAGAACATCTCTCACACAAGTCCAAACTCAGTCTTTATAACATGTATAATGTTACTCGAACAGCTCGGGGGTTGAACATCGTGCGCATTGAGGCAATTCGTAAAATCCGGGATTTGTCGTTACAAAAACAAGAAAATAAAAGGAAAACTGACAATTTAAAAGATCTAGGTCCACAAGATGAAAGGTGGGATAAATATTTTAAGGAAGGTGGACGACGATGTGGGTTGTTTGATGAACTCAAACATATAGTGAATGAAATTCGAACAGCCAAGAATACGAAAAAAATGCAGGATATTATTATATTCGAAGAGACAAAAGAGGAGCGCGAATTCTATTTACAAATTTATAAGGATATTAATGACAAGTTGCGTAAACTCAACAGGAAAACAACCAGACGCACATTTGTACGTAAATGCGCGGATCCAGAATGTCGCGGATTCGTCACTTCAAAATGGAATTGTGGGTTGTGTCAAAAGAAAACATGTATGGACTGTCATGAAATCAAATGCGATGACGAACACTGTTGTGATCCAAACACAGTCGAAACTGTAAAGCTGCTAAAGACTGACACAAAGTCGTGTCCGGGTTGTCAAGCGGATATATTTAAGATCGATGGATGTGATCAGATGTGGTGCTCTCAATGTCACACCGCATTCAGTTGGAGAACGGGAAACATCGAAACGAAAATTCACAATCCCCATTATTACGAATGGCGTCGTCAAAACGGGGGATTAGAACGCGAACCAGGTGATGTTCAGTGCGTTACCGAGCTCACCCAACACTTTATAACTTCACTTCCACTGTACTTCGACAAACATTCAAAAATAGATGCCGGTTTCATAAACCACGTAGTCAACACGGCGATAACTTGTATTGAAACGAGAGAATACAATAACTTGGCGCTACATAATCGGGTTGACGCGAATATTGATATTCGCATTTCTTACCTCAATAAAACAATCGACGAAAAACACTTCAAGTCGTTGTTGCTCAGGCGCCAAAAGGCGATTTCGCTGAAAACTGAAATATACAATGTGATCAATTTATTAGTTACCACTGTCACTGACATTTTATTCCGTCTGCGCGCAAACTTGCAAATTTCAGAAAAAAACGAGTGTGATACAAAAATTATAGATGAAGTTCAAGAAATCACAAAATATGTAAATGGTTGCTTGAATGAAATTGGAACGACATATTCATGTGCGTCGATTACCCAATTTAGTTTTGAAATGAAACAGACCAAGTTGAAATTATAAATCCTTGTTTTTACAAATAATTTTATTTTTTATTCCCTTCTCTTCGATACAACTTACCAAATAATCAAAATCTAACAAATCGTTTGCTACATCTGTTTGTAGGACACGAATTACTGAATACCCGTTCTCATTTGCACATTTCGTCTTGAATAAATCTTGTTGGTGTTGAAGTTCCGGCGACTTCCAGTTTGCAATTTGAACAAAGTGTTGAGGGCCATCCAATTCTATGATTTTCTTTTTTTCTTCAATGACAAAATCAAATGGAAGACAACGTTTTTGCTTACACCATTCAGCCTTGAATTGACGTTGAACTGTTGGGTATAGTTCTAGCAGTTTGGTATACAATTTATACTCTGTTTTATTGATACAATGAGGACATCCGTCACCGGCAGAATGACGAGTTGGTGTTTGAGAAAACTCTCCGTGTTCTTTACAAATTACCGTAACGCGTATCCTATTATTCACATAATCAACTTGAGAGTAATCATATATATTTTTGTGTATTTTTTTAGATTTTTCTATAAACTCGCAATTTGTAAGTGTAATATTATTCGCACATTTAGGACATCCACATTTTCGATTTAGGTGAAAATCCGGAATTTGTTCAAACTCGCCGTGTTCTTTACACCCAATTATAATTTTTGTATCGGCATTTATGTAATTAACCTTTGAATAATCATATTTATTTTCATGTATACTATTTGCCCTTTCAATAAATGTATTTGTATCCATCTTCAAATTTTTAGCACATTTTTGGCAATTGAATCCTGATAAATGATTGCTTGGTGTTTGTTCAAAATCACCATGTTGTTCACATATAATTATAATTTTTGTTTTCGCAGTTACATAATTCACTTTTGAATAATCATACCTATTCCCATGAATTGCTCTTGCCTTTTCAATAAATTTTTCATTTTTATTAATCTCCATTTTTTGATAAAATAAAACTATATATTTATGTATCAATTTTATATATTAATTAATTTGTTTTTATAAAATTTTTTTCTTTAGCAATTATATAATACAATGGGAGGTGGTCTTATGCAATTGGTAGCCTATGGCGCCCAGGATGTTTACCTTACAGGTAACCCGCAGATAACTTTTTGGAAAGTCACGTACCGCAGGTACACTAACTTCGCGATCGAGTCGATTGAGCAGA